CGCCCCGGCGCGGCCAAGTCGCATAGCCAGAGCGTTGAAGTCGTCCTGCCGCGTGGCGTATTCGGTGATGCCTCCGATGCCTGCAATGGCGCCGGCTAGGATCTTCCCGAATGCAAGTCCCGCAAGCGTCTCGCCAGCAGTTACGCCGCGCCGACGGAACGGCGATCGTCCCCCGCCACCACTGCCGGAACCTCCGCCGCCACTGCTACCCGAACCTCCACCGCTACCACCCCCTCCGCCCGGTGGTGGCGGTGGTGCTCCTCCTCCCTTCACAGTCACCGTCGAGCTGAGAGACTTCGCGTACCACGCATTGAGTTTCTTTCCGTAGGATTTTACGAGTTTGTCGGAAAACTTGTCGATCTCTTTCGGATCAGCCTTGCCAAGACTCTTCGCGATGAAGTTGCCAACGCCCTTAGCAATCTCAGCCGAGCCCATGCCGGCGCTGGTTCCTTCCGCAAAGATCTTCTTGATACCGCGACGACCGCTCTTCGATCGCATGAAGTCTTGAGCGAAGGCCATGTTGCTGGACTTCGATGTGATTCTACCTTTGTCCCGAATGGCGCCACTCTCAGCGAGTGCTTCGCCCAACTCCTTCGCCATCTTTGCGGTATCTTCCAGCGAGGCTTTCAGGCGAACGTGCTGCTTCAGGACATCGTCGATGCCCTTCTTGTACTCGCCGGTCACCTTCGCCAAGTTTTCCTTGACGGTCGACTTGATGCCGAGGAAGAATCCCGTGCTGTTTGATGCCCCGCTCAACGCATGCCCCTGGTCGCTTTCGCTCGGGCGACGGCCTGCTTATGCGCGTCCTCCTGAGCCTTCAGTTTTCTGAGCAGACGGTTGACGTTCCGAACACGCTCCGGAGATGCCATATCCATCGCCGAGTCGTAGGAGAACCCGTGACCCTGATCGGCGAGGAAAAACGCCTGCTCTTCAACGCCGAACGCTTGTTCGGCCGGCTTCCCATCAATCGTCGGTAGGACGAAAAAACTCCGGCGTCATATAGACGCCAACCTTCACTTCCGTCTGACAGGCCGGGCAGACCGCCGGGAGCTGTGAACCGATCTCAACATCGTACTTCGCGTACTCACGGTCAATCTTGATGGTGTCCTTCGCGTGCAGGCCCAGGTAGACGGAGCCGAGCTGCGAGAGCTGCATCGGGTCGTTGCGGTTCAGTGTTTCGAGTTCTCCGCCTTCGCTGCGGTTGAACTTGTAGATGCAGAGAATGTTCTGCAGGAACTGCACCGGGTCGAGCTGGTCGTGGAAGATGAACGGCGGGATGACCTTCGAAGCGGTTCCCTTGCGGACTTCACTGACGATGAAGTCCTGATCGGCACAGTCAAGCAGACGGAGACGAAGCTCCATCTTGTTCGACAGCGTGACCGGGATTCCCTCATCGGGGTTGTAGTCGTACGTCCCGTCCTGCAGACCCGTCACCGGATCGAACTTCTTCCGCGGCATCTCTTCAATGTGCAGCTTGGAGAAATCGAGCTGCGCGGAGAAGCCGGTGTCGCAGTTCGGACACGTCACGGGCATCTTGTACTGAGTTCCGAAGCTGAGCTGCCGAAGGCCGTAGAGGAGCATCATCCGGTCCGTGCTGAGCAGCATCCCCGCGTTGGCGCCTCGCGGGAAGTAAGTGCAGGCGGCGACGATGCGCTGGATCTTGGCGGTCTCGTTGATCGTCGCGGAGTTGACGATCATCTCCTCGCGTCCCGTGAAGGGACGGATGTAGACGAGCCCGCCGGGGATGGAGTTGTTCTTGTAGGGGATGCCGTTCGAAGGCAGGCGGAACTCGACCACTCCGGCCGGCATCGGCGGGAAGTTTTCGTTCAGCACGACATAGCCGGGCGGCGTGTTGCTGGCCTGCTGTGCACGAAGTTGATCGATCTGCTCGGGGCTGAGGGTGCGGACCGGTTCGGGCTGCTTCGGTTTTCCCTTGCCCATGACGGTCGTGGGTGCAGGAGGTGGGGTCTTTGAAAGGATCTGGGCCATGTATGCTCCGCTGCGCTCGCGCGCGGTTAATGGGGAACTGGAAATCACCGGGCCGTCCGCTCGGACGTGCCGCTATCAAATCGAGATGTTGCCGATGCCGTTCAAACCAACCTGCGTTGCCGCACCGAGCGCGGCGTTCAGAGCGGTGCTGTAGCTGATGCCTTCAAGGGGATACTGGTGAGCGAAGCCCCAACCGGTGGACTGCACGGGAGCGAACGTATCGCACTGCAGAGTCATCTGCATCATCGACTGCTCCTGTGAGCCGTAGTCGATCGAACCGGGCTGGAAACGGCTGGGGAAGACGCCGTTGAGGACGTAGCGGCGATCGTACTGACCGTTGGGTCCGAGCAGGATGGCTTCGGCGGTCTTCTTGTAGTCGCGGGCCAGACCAACGCGGCCGGTGAAGGGATCGCAGACGGCGTTGAACCAGTTGCTCAGTGTGACGTGTGCAGGCTGATCGATGTAGTCGGCGATGGTGACTTCCAACTCCGGCACGTTTGCCGAACCAGCCACCTTACGGTCCTGGTTCAAGTACGGCACGGCGATGACGCCGACTTCGCGGGTCGGAATGGGGAAGGACCGGATCGCAAGCGTCAGCACGTTGCCGATCGGACCGCGAGTGAACGCGGAGCCGAAAAGGTCGAGCCCGTAGATGATGAGCAGGCCCTGGTTGCTGCGCTGCGGCTCGAAGCTGCCCGCGCTGCCACCCTGGGCAATGTGATTCGCATTCATAAAGAGCTGTGCAAGTGACATCAGAAAATCTCCAGAGAAGGCGAATCAGTTCGAGACGGTGGACACGTTGAAGCTGGCGCCGGTGCCGAGCAGGGTGAAGTCGATGAGCACGCGCTCCGCGGTCGGCATCGGCTTGTAGAGGATGAACCCCTTGAGAATGCCCTGGTCGACCACGTCCGGCGTGTTGATGCTGGGGTCGCAGATGATCCGGAAGTCGACGCAGCCGCGTGCGTTCTTCATAGCGTCAAGGATCGGCTTGACCTTGTAGATGAACTCGTTCTGCGTCTGCTCGTCGTTGGGCTCGAATGGGATGGCAACGACCGCGGAGGCGACGGCCTTCTCGATGAAGAGCAGACCGCGACGCACGCTGATGTTGTCGAGGAGAGTGGAACGGCGCTGCGTAGTCTTGTTGCCGTAGACGGTGATGCCGTTCTGCTTGAAGTCCTGAATGACGTTGATGACGTTTCCGCCCGTGTAGAGGGATTCCAGCGCACCCAGCGAAGGTGTGGGGGATTCCAGTCCCAACGCGAGCGTGATGCCGCCGCGGCGGATGCCGGCCGGTGCGAACCACGGAGCCGCGAAGAGATCGTTCTGTGCGTACACGGCAGGAATAAACACCGACGGCGGGTAGAGGATGTTCTCGGAGTTGTAGTTGTCGTATCCTTGCAGCCACGGCCAGTAGAGAGCCGCGTACGAGCTGTTCGGCTTAAAGCCTTCCACGGTGTATACACCGGTCTTGTTGTGCCAGTCGATAACGCTGCGGTAGCCGAGTCCGGACGGTGGATCGATGATGCAGATCGCATCCTGACGGGTCTCGCAGATGGAGATCATCTGCGAAAGAGCCGATGCGTTCACGACTCCCGGCAGCGCGAGACCATTGACGTCAACGGTCTGCGGATTCGCGAAGTTCTGCAGAGCAGTGATCCCGTAGACGGGGTCGGCCTGCGTGCCGACGTACGCGGTTGCGTAATCGGAGGTCGTTCCGCCGGCAGTATTGGTGCCGGAGTTGCCGCCCGTGAGCGGGAACGTCACGCCGCCGGCAGCCGCCTGTGCGGTAGTGCACGGTTCCGAAACAATACTTCCAGACGAGATCGGGAAATCGCTGTCCAGCATCGTGATGTAAGCACTGGCGCGGAACGCATTACGCACGCCGAGATTGATGGCGTCGGCCATCCAGTACGCCGCGTACTGCTGAAGAAGCGTGTTGTTGTTGAGGAACATGACGCGGGGGAACGTCTCGACAACGTCGGTGTTCCCGGACTGATCGACCGGGGAGATGATCTGGAGTTTGTAGACGGATTCGGCTGGGAACGCAACGCCTCCGGTGGTAGCCGAAGTGCAGGTCGGACTGCCTCCGGTGAGAGAACCAAAACCGCCAGTGAGCGTAATGGCTTGCTGTGCAAATGCGTTCTGGAAGGCGATCCTGAAAACCTTCGCGCTCGTGACGGTGACGGCGGTGCTGCCACTACCGAGAATGGCGTCGAGTGCAACCCGAATGTCTTCCGCCAACGTAGAGTCGGAGGCCGACCACAGTATTGCAGCGGTGACCTGCGCGGTGATGCCGGTGGCGGTGATGGTCAGCGTGAAGTTGCCCGCCGTTGACGACACCAGCGACAGGGTGTATACGGCACTGGTGCTGCGACCGTCGACCTTCGTCAGACGAACAGACAGGCCATTGCCCCAGTCACCCGGAGACTTCGCAGAGGCGACGACGCCGTAACCGTTGCCGGAATCCCAGTAGATGGGAGATCCTGAGCCCGGAGCGTCAGTCTTCGCAACAGCGCCGACCCACCCGGTGCCGGTGATGTATTGCGACGTGCGGACGAACACGAGGTTACGGCCGCGCTTGAGGAAGTTGATGGCACTGTGACCGGCAAAGTCACCGGCCGGAG